CCACAATTACTACATATTTGACTTGAAGCGTAGAATCTGTTTATCTTATGGTAGACTCTTCCATACCAATTGGCTTTATATTCTAACATCCTACAAAAGTCACTCCATGAAACATCACTTATTGACTTTGCTAAATGTTTGTTTTGAACCATACCTTTTACGTTTAAGTCTTCACTTATAATCAGTTGGTTTTCCTTGATTATTTGTGAAGATAGCTTATGTAAAAAGTCGGTTCTTGTGTTTCTTATTTTTTCATGGAGTTTTGCTATCTTTAATGCTTGTTTTTTATACCTATTACTACCTTTTTGTTTTTTAGCTAGTTGTCTTTGAAGTTTGACTAGTTTTCTTTCATATTTATTTAATATTCTAGGGTTTTCTACTATTTCACCATCAGATGTAACTAGAAAGTCTTTTAGTCCTAAATCAATTCCTATTGCATTATTATTCCTCGGTAATTCTTCTATTTCTTCTTCAACTAGTACTGATAGAAAATATTTATTTGTTTTAGTTTTAGATATGGTACAATTTTTAATTTTACCATCAAAGCTTCTACTATTAGTGAATCTAACTAATCCTAGCTTAGGAAGTTTAATTTTATTACCATCAATACTTATATTATTATTTACATTTTGAGTTCTATAACTTTGTTTAGGATTTTTCTTTGACTTAAACTTTGGGAAACCTACTTGTTTATCTCCATTTTTTACTCTTCTAAAAAAGTTTTGATAAGCTACATCTAAATCTTTTAAGCTTTGTTGGAGCGATATGCTATCAACCTCTTTGAGCCATTCCTTTTCTTTTTTAAGATATTTTAAATCATTAGCACAAGCATTATAACTCATAGATTTTTGCTCTACCTTATATAGTTCAATTTTCTTGTTAAGATAGTAGTTATATACAAATCTGCAACATCCAATCGTTTTATTGATTAGCTCTTGTTGTTTCTTGTTAGGGTATAATCTATATTTATAGGCTCTTAATAGGGTTTTCAAGTATATCACCCCTTTCTTTTATAATATATTCTAGCAATTCATCTCCCACTTATAGAAGATGGGAGTATTCTTGCTATTTTTAGATAAATTTACTTCCTGCATCTATACCTAATGTAAGTTAACTATCATTATTATATATTACTTATCTCGCAACACTGCTCCTGATTTAATCAAAACCGCTATGCCGGCGGGAATTAAAAGAAACTCTTCGGCTATGAAGATTAAATAATCTCCCATGTATGTAAACATATTAACCGCTATAAGCATAATGCCTGCAAGCATAATTCCAGAGCAAACCATGTAAATACGGTTTCTTAAAATCTTTCTCGGTGTAGGAGTTACTTGGTTGGTTTTGGTGAAAAAGAAGAATATCCATATAAACATAAGTCCAAAACCAATCAAAGCCCCTATACTATGTACTATATTAGATACAGGCGGGGATAGTCCTAATAAGCCCACTCTACTTTCTGATATATACCGGCTATCACATACTTGCATCGCCACTATTGTAAAGCCTACCGCTATGCCTCTTACTACAATTCGCTCTGATAAGCAATAACCAGTGTATGCTATGCAATAAGTAACCATGCAACCGAGGGCGAAAGGAAGTAACATTCCAGCTTTATTTCCCGTAGTGGCGCTCTCGCTTATAGAGGTTATAGGAGATAATCTATAAACAAGGGTTACATTAAGCATACACACAATTCCTATAAGCAGGGCTACAATGCCGAGAAAAGCCATTTGTATTCTCGCTATCTTAGGTTCTTTCATTTTACTCCTCCCATACATCTTGCACCTTAACCTTCACCTCTGCTTCTTCAATACTTGCAGGCGAGTGGTTGTCGATTTCGATTACCGTCGTGGGGTAGTACGTCGGCAGGATACCTGGTGTGTGCTGCTCCTCGATAGGCTCGGCAAGTTCGTAAATCATTTTGTACGGTGTAAATCCCTCATAACTTGCAGTCGGCAAAGTAGGCGTAATACTGTTTTGGATTTCCGCTTCTGTACCCACAAGCTTCTTCCAGTGTTTTACGTTCAGACCGTCAAAGGGATATTTTATTGCAAGTTCGTCAGCGGTTAAGTTGGTGAAATCGGCTTCGATTTGAGAGCCGGTGGGGAGTTCATAGATGCGGATGTCTTTAAGTTTGATAGTATGGCCAATCGTTTCAGCACTGGGTACCGAAAACTTCAAACTATTGTATGAAATACTGGTTTTAGTTGTGAAGATTAATTTTGAGTTTCCCACCGACGGATTATAATTTGTTTCCACAACTAAAGTCGGTGCACCTATGTATAAGGGTCGTGTAATGCTTTTTGATACAACATTCATTAACAACCCGTATTTTGTGCTGGTCTTCATATTGGTGTTAACGATTGGACCATCCCATGTACCGTCAGCGGTAATCGTCATACCGGATAAGTCTGCCGCGACATTACTTGATTTCGTCCACTCCGCCCAAGTCTCCGGGTTATACGGCACTTCTGACTTGTAGTAGGGGGATTTACCGTCACTATGGCACATCTTCCAGCCGTAGAAGTAGGCTTTGACTTCATCATCACTTGGTAAACAAGCTTCCGAGAACCCTGTGTCAGCCATTGCCGCCGAGAGGTAAAAATAACTTCCGTCTGTATAAATTCTGTCTGCCGAAGTCGGTGAAGCATTGACCGCCGTTAAAAGCGTACTGTCATATTTCTGTGCGATTATGTTCGTCGTTGCCGTTGCTGGAATAGGTAAATCACCGAGCGACATCTTGAAAACTTTGTAAGCCAAGAGTGTGCTGTCTGCTTTTGTCAGCGTTCTTAAACCTGTTATTTCTGCCCACGGGTTTATCCTCCTCGTCACCTTCCCCGTCTTTGCCTCAAATTCGTCATAAACCGTTTCGTCTTGATTCGAGCGCAGTGCGGGGATTGGGGCGGTTACAATGGGGCGGTAGGGTTCGTAGGGGGTGGCGACAGAGCCGAGTTCTAACTGTATGTTATACACATATGGATAATTTGTCAATCCCGTCGCCACTTTCATTTTTATATATACATCTTCAGTAAAAGTGACATTATATGTCGAAATTCCCTCATTCCAAAAGAGTTGAGTGGCATAATCATCGGTAGATATTCTGAAAGTAATCGAACCGACGGTGTTGTCTCGGCTCCATACATACTCCCCCGCTCGTAACAGCATAGCCGGGAGCGAGGTCCAAGCTCGATTATCCGAACTTTTAACTTTGAGCTTTCCATCTGTATACTCGTAATGTGCTGAGGAATCATTCGCAAATGCTTCGGTATCAAACAAATTCTTCCCCCTCGCCTTTACCGTCCCACTCGCATCCCACACAGTAGCCGGATATTCAAGGCTCGGCGTGTCCGTCAGAAACTCCATCGGGCATTCGGGGGCGGTTGAAGCGTTGTTTTTAGTGAAGGTCAAGGGTGTGCTGGTGGGAGTGGCGAGTTGGTATACGACGGTGGGCGGATTGTTTGTAAAAAATGCTTTTGCGGCTGCTAATTTTGTTGCATCCGAATCTTCTTCTACACATCCGATTACTTCGAGGGGTAATATAAAATAAAAAAGCTTAGAGTTGTTGCCACATAAAAAATAATTATAGGGGTCAGGTCTACCGCTCCATTCCCAGCTACCGAACTGAAGCATATCACAATAATCAATTCGACCGGGTATAAAACCTACGCCGTTATAGGGTAGTGCGCTTGAAACATATGCAGAGAAGCACCCGGTTCTTTGCCAAGCGCTACCTGTCTTAACAAAATTTTTAGTGGATAAATCAAGAGTTCCATTGTACAAGTTATTTGTCAAACGTCCTGTATGACTATACTTATCCCACTCCACCGAATCCCTTACTTCACCAATTCCGCACAAATCCTCCGTCAAAGTAAACTCGTACCAATCGCCACGCCAATCCTGCGTTTTGTATGTTCCTGCGGGGAGGTTGCTGTTGAGGGGTATCGGTGTTTCGGGTGTTGGTGTCCCACTCTGCGTTGTAAGCCCCTGCTTATGCACCCACTCGCTCTTTTGCAGCGTCTTGCCCTTGACAACCACATCGGCGGTGTCGTTGTAGGTGGTATTAAAGATAGCGGGAAATTCATCTGCTGTCTCGTTGTGCCAGCCGTCTATCTTCTTGTCTTTGGCGGCAAGGCCTGCAGGCTTGTAATATCCTTTATACAGACGAGCTTTATCTCCCTTTTTGTCTTTAATCATTGTTACTCCTCCTCGTCTGGAGATATCAAATACCAAGTATCGTCTGCGAGAGTGCCTGCAACGTTAGCTGCCTCATACTGGGACTCTGTCATATGTACTATCCTCTTACCTCCAATCCTATCGGCATCTGAGGCGGTGTCTGCTTGCAGGGCGTGTCCTGAAGTTGCCGCATACCCAGTGGCGAACTGTACCCACGAGGATAACTTGTCGATGTTCTGGTCGTCTGTTAGGTAGTAGGTCTCGACAACCTCTCCGTCCTCAATTATTCTCGCAATATCCCCGTTCTGCACGTCTGCTGTCGTTAGCGCCAACATCTCCTGCACGCTATTAACCGACTTGTAATTAAACAGGGATAGTTGCGGTATCTGGCTTGCCGTATGTTTTCCGTTGGCGTCAAGAGTTGCCAATCCGTTAGGCTGACCGAGTAAGTTAAGCACATCTTGCAATACTTGACCTGCGGCGAGAGCATACCACTTAGCAAAGTTTTCAAACTGCGGGTCTTGTGCCGTTACTGATGAGCCGTCACGCTTCTTTCCCTCAGCCCATGCTCTGGCGGCGCTCTCTGCGGCCTTTGCGTTGGTTTCTGCGGTCTCTGCGCCAGTCCGGGCGGTTTCTGCGAGGCCTAACGCACTCTCCGCCCCGCCCCTCGCTGTTACTGCGGCCTGCTCTGCTTCCTCGGCTCCCTGCAAGGCCAGCTCGGCCTCGTCACGATAGCCTCTTGCTTGCTCTGATATCTCATGCATTGTAGATAGGGCCACTGTAATAGTGGAGAACTCATTACTGGACTCTATTGCGCCCTCGTCATACATAGTTTCGCTGACTTGTATTATAAAGGCTTGTGTTGTGAGTACTGCACTTCCCATTCCACTGACTGCTATTACTGCTCCGTTGGCGGGAACAAAGCCGAATGTTATTTGGAAGGTGCTGTTATTATAGGTGTAATTAGTATTCTCTACGCCGTTTATTTCCACCTTATCAATGCTATAAAATGCACTGGACATTGTGAATACTGTATTTGAGCCATTTCCTGTTACAATCTCTGTATTTGGGTTCATGGCGAAGATTGATACATCACAATGCACTTCTCCCTCTATGGCAAGAAGTTGTGAGGTTAGTGTGAACTCTACAAGTCCATCATCTGTAACTCTGCCGCCGATATAGGAAAATGTTCCATCTGGCTTTTGTGCGTTAAGCTGTACTGTGCCATCAATAGGCACTCTGCCCATAGCATTTCTAATCTCCACTCGGAGTATTCTGGAGTTAGCGTCATTCTGCTTGGCGTAAACTATTATGCCACTATCTGGTGCACTTGTTTTTAGGGCTAACGGTTGTATAGCTGTATTCTTTCTTTGTAACACTTAGTCCGCCTCCTCTTTGTCTTTATACTGTTGCCGTGCGAGGACTAATTCTTGACTTTCCATAACCTTGAGGGAGTTGAGTATCTCCTCTACCATCATTCTCATAACACATACTGGTATTCTGTCAAAACTTTCGTTTATTATGGTTGTTACTGATTTACGAGTTTCGGCTAAAGCTATCGCAAGTGGTTTGCTCACTATTCAGTCCTCCTATTTTTCTTTATTGTATCACATTAGCTCGCTGTTGTCAATTTAATTGAAGTATTTTTTGCCCCACTCCGTTGCTTGTTTTTCATACCAAACACTCTCATATGGGCCGAGCTTCTTACCTCTGTTGGATTGTATGTTTCTGCAAGTGGCTCTGATTAAGCTTGCAAGTCCTATAAAAATCATAAACGGGCCGAATATTGCATTTTGAATTGTATGGCCGAACTCATGTGTTTTCAGATATTCCGACTCTTGACAAATTATGAAGAAAGCTCCAAGTGATATGCCTCCCCAATTGCCCGGAACTACGACATACCAGGTTGTTTTATATTTTTTGACATTGTAGTTGAGAGCGAGCAGGGGAAACACAACAACTGCCCCTATAACTGTCATTACAATCCCCCATGTGAGATTGAGTATGTAGTAGCAACTTTTTGTCATTTTTACCAATCGGGGTTTTTTAGGGTTGCTCATTGTAAATCCTCCTTGCTATCTCCGTTTTGGCAAGTGTCACAGACTTGGCAAGTATTGCAAACAGAACATCCGTTCATTGGGGGTTTTATTGAAGCATTATTTTTAGTTGGTCTTTTTACTGTTTTTGTGAAGCTCTGTGCAAATTCAGGTGTATCTCTTAAACCCTCAATAATTCTAAGCGCAGTACGATTAAGCACTTTTTGATAAAAACAACGGCCAATAGGCGCAACATTCAATTTTCCTGAAATTAAATAATTATTCGCGACGCATCCGCCATTACAAAATATATTAGCTTCGCACAAATTACAATCCGTATATCCCCTGTTTGGTGTGGCATTATATAAATCTGCAAGTCGTTCTCTTAGCTTGTCATCTGTTCCATCGTAAATATTGCCTATGTAAAATATGCTTTCTGACCCCTCGTTACTCGTCATTTCTTGACAGCCATAAATATCGCCAGCCGGAGAAATTGCGGCGTGGGCCCTTTGCCCTAAACCACAATGGGCTTGCGCGGACGAATCTGCTCTTTGGGGTGTGGCGGTTTTAGCGTTTTTTAATTGTACTATAATCACTTTTTCAAGCATCGAAAGTCGCATTGGAGCTTTTTTATTTACCTTCCAGTAATCAATATAGTGGTTGGCGATTTTTATCATTTCTTGCTCGAAGATTTCCTGATGTTCGCTATCCCAATCCTCAAAAGCATTCGTTATAGCGAAAAAAGACTTATACCCCAGTTCTATTGCATATAAATAATTTTTATATGTAAACTGACAGGTCGCCGGGATAACGGTTGCCCTAAATGTTGGCGTAAATCCCGCGGCAAGGAGCGTTTTTATATGCTTTTCCACAATCGCATGAGAGCCTTCGCCGTTATGGAAAGGTCTGTTATAATTTTGTGTTTCTGCGCAGCCGTCAATGGAGGTTAAAATGCCGAAATTATGTAACTTGAAAAACTCTATTTTATCATCAGTAAGCAATGTTCCGTTAGTAGTGATTGTAAATTTAAAGTTGCGATTGGGGTGCGTTTTGTTTATGTATGCCACAAGCGGTACAATAATATCATCATACCTTAAAAGTGGCTCTCCGCCGAAAAAGCAAATTGATGGATTCACACCACTAATTATTGAGTTTCTCGCTAAAAAGTCAGCCGAATCTTTGGCAACTTGAAATGGCATGTCTAATGCTTCTTGACTCACATAGCAGTATCGACAAGCTAAATTGCAACGGTGTGTTAAGTTCAAATGCACCCCTGTTATTGGTGGATAATTCATATATTTCTCCCTTTAAATCCTATTGTGTGCCGTGGTAAACATCACATTATTCAAAATTCATACTCCTCACAAACATCGCAATCATCGCAAATATCACACTCTTGGCAAATTTCACATTGTGATTGGCAATCATCGCAATCATCGCAATAATCGCAATCATCACATTCTTCGCACCCTTCGCAATAATCGCAATAATCGCAATACAGGCAAGTATCGCAAGTATCGCAAGCATCGCAATCATCGCAATAATCGCAATCATCACATTCTTCGCAATTTTCACATTGTGATTGGCAAGTATCGCAAAATAGGCAAGCATCGCAAGTATCGCAAACATCGCAATAATCGCAATCATCACATTCTTCGCAATTTTCACATTGTGATTGGCAAGTATCGCAATCATCGCAAAATAGGCAAGCATCGCAAGTATCGCAAACATCGCAATAATCGCAATCATCACATTCTTCGCAATTTTCACATTGTGATTGGCAAGTATCGCAAACACCTTCGAGAGCGGAAATTCTGGATTCGTGGTCACTGATAATAGATGCTACATGGTTTGATAAACCCGGTAGCCATAAGCGCGTCCCCACGGCGAGCGATATATCGCTTTGTGAAAATATGCCTTGACCGCCATATAAATTTAGTGCGCCATACGGCGAATATATCGAAATATCGTCATGCACCCAGAGCTGAAAATTTTTGCCTTCCGAGCTGTAGACAAGCGGGGTATGAATTCCGTGTGTAAAATCGACATACGATTCATCTCCAAATGTCGTTAGCTTCAATGCGTTTACTGAAATTTCTACTTCTTCAGCCGATTTGTCCGCTTTGAATAAAACATTATTGTTGTTATCTAAAACCTCTAAAACGCCCGACCGTATGTACGAAGCGTTCAGCACCACCTCGCCGCTTTGCATACCGAATACGCCCTCTTTTGTGCCGTTGTCGGTTAGCGCATTAAATATGTTTAGGGCGGTTACGCTTGCGTCCGAGCCGTCCGCTCCATCTGAACCGTCTGTTCCGACAATCTTTACTGCACTTGTCCATGTGCCGCCGCCGTCGTATGTGTATGAGGCGAACAAGTCATTTCCTGCGTCATAATTTTTATGCCAGACGCTTGCGCCCGTGTCCGGGAAAGTGGAGTATGCTGTATTGTCGGCGGGTTTCGCTAAAGCCGTCCGAGCATAAACTGCCTGTGAAGGACTTGCGCCCGCCCCCCAAGTGATACTACCATTTAGTTTAACATTACCAGAGCTGTCAACAGAGAAGTTAGGACTTTCTGACGAGCCTCCAATTTTGATTGTGCCCCCTACAATCTCTCCTCTGAACTTGGCACCGCCGCTACTGTCTATTAAAAAATCTTTGGAGGTTATTGTACCATTACTTAGGTTTATCTCTGTGCCGGCGCCTGCAAAATCATCCTCGTCTGGAGCTGAATAATTACTACTTTTTAGAATACTCTTGCCGCCCACTGTGAGGCCGCTATCGTCACATTCTAATACAAGGCTACCATCACTGTATAAGAAGAAGCCATCCGAGGTTAATGTCCATCCGAAAGAGGCTGCCATGCCTCCTGTCTTTGATACTTTCGCCGCTATTTCCGTTGCTTGTTGCTGTAGCTGTGAGGTGTGGGTTGATATAGCTCCATCCTCTGACAAGTCCCATGATGTGCCGTTATATCTATACCACTTTTCTGTTGTATATCCCGTGGGAGCTTCTCCTATAACATACCATAGGTCTCCTTCACTGGCAGATGTTGGTACAGCGTTCTGTCTGAAAGTTCTGCTTTTCTTGAACACCTCAATTGTTACGCCGTCGAGGTCTTGTTGTAGTTTGGAATATCTAATCTCATCTATGAGAGTGTTATTCGCCGCGGATACTGTACCGTCTAATAATTGACCTTTCGCAGGACACTCTATCGTCTGATTTACAAGTCGTGGTCCGTATAGAGTGCGTTTGAATACATAATGTATATGTGTAACTCCCTCGTAGGAGGTGTAGAGCCGGTCGCCGAGCTGAATAGAGGAGTCCGCTACAATCATTTCAAAAGTCGCCGGCGTGTATTCTATGTTTGATATCTCATCTAATATATTTGTGGCGCATATGTCCAGAGCATCACTATCGAGGGCTAAGAGAAATATGTTGCCGGCGATAGGATATGCGTTTGTCGGTTTTGATTCTCCTACGGTCTGGGATAGATTATTAGATGTGCTGTATATATTTATGGCGTCAATCTTTTTTGTTGTATAGTCCTCAAATGCCGAGTTGGACTTTTCGTATAAATTGTCAATACTTCTGCTTGTAGTGCCAAGCTGAATAAACTCAATCTCGTCACCGTTTCGCAACACAGGAAAACAGGCACCCATCTCGCATATCATCTTTAATACGGTGGCGAAGGATAGGTCTGTCACTTGTACGAATTGAGGTCCATACATTACTCCGTCATTCACCAACGGTGCTTGTTCTGGGTATATATTTAAGCCTACGGCGGTACATAAAGCCTCTCGAATTTGCTTTATAGTCTTTGGGTCATTGTTATTCCACACGCCGTCTGTCATCCACTCTGTAGCTATGTTTATATCCCTCACATAATACATTAGGTCGAAGGCTATAACATCTCTGTATATGTTTGTATGGTCCCTCTCTGACGAGTCCACAAAACCAGTAAATATTGTTGTGAGAGTGTTTCCGTCTTTCTCTATAAGTTTAATCTCTGCGCCTGTAATATCCTCGTTCAAGTTAAAAAGCTGGGCCTCGAACTTTGTTGAATTACAGGCGCCTAACTCTAACTGGTCCTCACAGAGTATGCTCTCTAACAAGAGAGAGCCCTCTGATATACCGAACAGTTTTGTACCCTCGGTGCTGTGGTCAGGACTGTTACTGTAATATGTATCATTTACTTTAATCTCTATGATGTATGTTTTAGGCATACTAATACTCCACCAAGGATATTTTAATTTCCCCGTATTTTATATTATCTTGAGTTATTGCTCGTATGGGAAACTCTATGTTGGGTCGATAAAAATATCCCGACTTATAGCAATTGTCCTCATCATTCCAATATGTGAGATGTATCTTTCGCTCATCCACATCTCCGTTAAACTCTGTTTCGCCACAATTGAAGAAGTCCTGAATGATTAGTTTATCTTGCAGATTGAGTCCCGGTCTCGTGGAGAATGAGATTGTGGTCTTTCTACCCTCTGCCGTAACTCTAAAGAGGTCTCTCGTGTTGTCATCCCTATATGCTTTAATCTCTTCCCTCTGGTTGGGAGTTGATTTCCATGTTTCATACTTTATGTAATGGTTAGGGAATATTATTGAGGAGTTTGCTATCTTTAATAAATATCCTAAGAAGAATACTGACATTGTTACCTCCTTTTAATATGCGCCGACAGGTCTGCCAGTCTGCTTGTATCGCTTCTGACCTTCATCCCAGACAACCTCTGCTATGGTTCTGCCGTCAAGTTTGAGTACTATCGGAGCATTACTGCCTCCTAACTCTGACATGACCTCTAACAGTGCTTGTTTTATGGTGTCAAGTGGTGCTTCTATGTTTGTGCCAGACCTCTGGTCACCGAGCATTGCAAGAAATTCTCTGTTGGGCGGTATTACTGCTCCTTGTGCAAGTCTGGGTATTCTCACACTCGCTATTTCCTGCAAATTAAAGCCGAATGACTTGCCTCCAAGGGCAGGTATCCAGTCCGGCACTTTGAATGAGAGTTTGTTCAATGCTCTCACCATCGTGTTTATGCCGCCTATAATCCCGTTGACAAGGGACTCTATGCCGCCAAGTATGCTATTGAGCACCTCTTTTATCGGGTTCCACACCTTATCAAAAGCCTCCCTAATAGCCTTTATACCCTTAGACACTACGTCGAATGATAGCCTGAACACGCCGATTATTAAGTTCAAGATTACCACCAATGCTTTTAGGGCTACCATCAATATTGTAGTTATCACAGTGGCGACAAACTTGAATATATCCCCTATAGGTTTAATCACTGTAAATAACAACGCTAACAACTCAATAAGGGGTGCGAGTATTGCCTGCACCAGACTGATTAGAGGAGCTATGAGTTCTAATACTGGCTGCAACAGCATAGCAAATATCTCAACTAACCAGAGGAGGCTATCTAATATCGGGTCAAGTATTTCCATCAGTGGCTCAAATATTGATATTACCAATTCCAGAAGAGGCTCTATCAACAGTAGTATCGGCTCAATCAATACCATGAATATATTTAACAAACGCTCAAGTAATTTGCCGGCTAACTCTAATATAGGTGTTAGAATTGCAAAGGCCGTGTTCGTTAATTCGATTATCACAGGAGTAAGCATTTCAATCAAAGGAGCAATTTCTACAAGAACATTTCCGAGTATGCCGACAAGTAGGTCAAATACGTTCTGCAAAGGCTCTTTCAAAGCATCAAGTATGTCTGCAATTGCTGGAAATAGTGTATTACCTATATCCTCTAATATTGGCGAAATCAGGTCTAATGCTGAACTTAAGCTATCCAATAACATTGTTATTATGTCACCCGCAACAGGGGCAAGAATTTCAACTGCGTCCGCTATCATCGGTGCCAATATTGAAGTTATTTTATCAACCACCTCAAATATTTTCGGCAATATTTTCTCTAATTCTGGAAGCAGGGCGTCTACAATACGCTCCAGAACTGGTAAAATTGTCTGTACAATATTAGTCAGATAAGGTTGAATTTCCTCGAACACTTTTACCGCCGAATTCAGTACGCTCTCTAAAATTGGACCTATTGTTCCTATAACATCATCTGCCATGTCTGCTACAAAGTCGGCTATTGAGCCGAGAAGGTCCATGAAGGGCTCTTTTAGCCTGTCGAGAATATCAACAACTTGGCTGAATACAGGAGAGAGGGCTTCTGATAGTTCGCCTACTATGTCTTTAAGTTTGCTCCAGACGAAGGAGATTATTTCTCCTAACTTTTTGAAGTCCTCAAGAAGATTGCCAAATATACCTCCCATTGAGGCTACATCAATCGCCACCTTCTCATAGTCCACATCAGGAGTATCTCCTACCAGCTTTAGTTCGTCATAGTCTGCCAACTTCTGTGTCTTTTCCATCTGCTTTGCGAAGTCTTTTTGGTTCGCTATGGCTTTCATTATGTAGTCTTGTCCTGTGAGGGCTGCAAAGAATGTAGCAATCTTTTCTGCGGCTATGCTCAAAGTGTCTATAAGGGTATTCAGTAGCGGCAGTATGGCCATCAATATTGGCTGAATAGCTGTACCTAAGGCTCCCTTCAATTGCGTGAATTTAGTCAGTGTTTCCGACAGCGGTTTATTTATATCGTCAAACTTCTTAGCCATCGCTGTTAGGCCCTCTGTGGCTATTTTCCTCAATCTCTTAACGAAGAAGTACATTGTTCTAAAACCGAGGCCAAACATAAGAATATTCTTCCACAGCTTTCTAATACCGCCTCGTAACTTCGGTAAAGCGTTTTTGCCCATCTTATTGAAATTCTTAACGATATTAGAACTTATTCTCTGTATGCCATATAAACTTGATTTTGCGCTGTTTGAGCTGGTCTCCATACTCTTGCCAGCCTCTTTGAACATCTCTGTAAATCTTTGCCATATTGTAGGCTCCGGAGGCTTCATAGCCTCTTTAGCCTCTTGATATTTTGCTGTGATGGCATCTGCGTTCTGCAACATCTTCTGGGCGAAGCTGTCTGCCTCTGTCGTTAGGCCTAAAGAGCGTAATAGCTCTATTAACTCCTCTATCTTAGCTTTATACACATCGGCGTCATAAGCTAAACTGTCCCACTGTTTCTCCGTGCCGCCGAGGGCTGACATTTTATCAGCTTTCTCGTTCAATGTCGCAAGTTTGGCAATTATGGCCTCTATGGCCTTAATGGCGTCTTGCTGTATCTTCTGGGCGGCCTGTTCTGCCTCCAGCTGGGCTTCTTGAACAGACTTTTGTTCATAATCTCCCAGTATGTTTTTCACAGAGGAGGCGCCACGGGCTCCAGCTCTGCTTATGTCGCCCCTCATTTTAACCCTCTCTCCTCTGCGTGGACCGAATGTAAACGCCTCGCCGCTGTCAACCAGTTTTGTCATTTTTGCGGCTATATCGTCAATCTGCTGTTTGTACATCTCGGCGTCATATGTGAGGGACTTCCATGCAGAGTCGGTCGCTCCTATTGCCAACATCTTCTTAGACTTGGCTTCAAGAGCTCCGAGTTTTTGAATGAGCTGGTCCATCTCTGCTTGGGCCGCTTTATACTCTTCCGAAAGTCGAGATTCCTGGACTGTCTTGTTGAAGGTTTCTCCGGCATCATTAAGCTCTGAAATCTTGAGGAACAGGGATTTATAATCCTCAGATAATTTCTGTAAGGACTCTGGTGTTGCATAATCAAAGCCACTACCGAGCTGTTTAAGGGCGTATAAATTAGTTTTCGCCCTCTGGGTATACATTTCTTTCGCTGCGCCACTCGTAGTGCTTATCATACCCCGTAGGTTTGTTTTGAGATTTCTGCTAATCTGCTCGTACATTGCGGCATAGGAAGCATCGGAAACCTCGGCTTCTTTTACTGACTTGACATACCTCTGTTGAGCTGTTATGACGGTATTATAATCACGAGTGAGATTGTTAAGAGCTTTGGACAAATTAGTACCGAGTTTCGAGGAGTCCACTTTGCTTAATATATCGTTCATAGAGGCCGTCAGGCTTTTTAGCTTCTTAGTCAAGTCCGCATGAGCCGTTTTTATGTTCTTCAGGTCTATATCAATATCTAACTCTATTGGTACAAATACTGGCTCATTAGCCATTAGTCTGCACCTCCTTTATCCCACATAGCTTTGATGTAGTCCACCCACTCTTGTTCTTCTTTACTTACTGTTGTCTTGAAGTATTGCGGATTCTCTTTCTTGAAGTCCTGCTCCCACTTCTCTAACCTCTTGCCTCTTGATATTTTATACCGTATGCTTACAACTGTTGATAATACTGATTGTCCTACTGACATAAAGTAGCCTAAAAAAGTCCACCAGTGCATATAGGGCACAACTCTAATCTCGTGTCCGGCCACATTGTTTACCGCCGCACAGATAATTTGACAATCCTCTTTCCACTTAATTAGCGTAGTGTTCTTATTTGCGCCTGGTGAACCTTCTTGGCCGCCGTTTATGAATTTGAACATCTCTCGTACCATAGGTTCGAGGTGCTTGGAGTGTGTATTAATATCAGCATAGGACTCAAAAACTTCAAAGAAAATCATAAGTGCGGTTATAACTTTATACTCATTTTCAAGCTCTGGGTCCTGCAAGGCTGCGAGGCAGTCTAAAACCATGCGAAAGTCGCCCTTGTTTCGTATGGTATACTCAATGTCATTTATAAAAATTGATGTGGGCAGCTCATACATAGCCGATTACCGCTTTACATATTTGTCTGTGTGGGCCCTCATGTTCTTCTCAATTTTACGATACTCGGACTGCATATTATCCTCGAACTGGGCTACTATGGCATTGATAATATGCTCGTATCTGAATACTCCGTCAAACGGGTCATACATAGAGCCGGAAGGAGCAGCCTTTTCTGAAACATTGGCGTCAAATATATAGTCTATTAGAGACCTCATCTCGGCATCCACGGCTGCCAATCTGTCTGACATTGTTTTCAAGTTTGCCGTTGCGTCATTTTCAGTATCAGACAGTCCGTCTGCAATTTTGCCGGCCCTCTCTTGCAAATCTTGTAGCTTCTCTATGGAATCCGCGAGGCGCTTCATTATACTCATGTCGGATGTGTTTATCTCGACAATGCAGTTATTGTCCTTGTTAAATCTAAACCGCTTTTTTCTCGTTACTGACAGGTCTATATCAATAATATCATCCTGCGGGACTAAAATTTTATCTTCCACCATAAATACTCCTTTGTACCTTTGTAATAGAAAGGGGCTTGGAGTACAAGCCCCCTATGAGGCAGAGGCTAATTAGCCAGCGGGAGTGAATACGAAATTGCTGTTGAGGCTATCCACAGTACCTACAGTGATGTCATTGCTGAAATGCACTTCTATAGGCATGGACACATAGGCATCCCCGCCGAGAGAGGTAGGTATAATGGAACAGTTGACGTGTTTCACGCACTTAAAGCCGTTGCCAGTGTTACCCTTGTAAGCCTCTATGATGTACAACGTAAATGCGCCACTGTAGGCATCCAGACGGTTCTCCAACGCGGCGTCTGACAGATACTCTGCAAGAGCCGAGCCGCCCAGTATGTAGAACGGGTCGAAGTCCTGTTGAGGCTCTGTCTTGTTTACATCTGTATAGACCTTGCCGAGTATGTCTTGCGAAGTCTCGACATCAGGATTGAACTCGATAGACGAGTCCTCTGTTCTGGCGCCGAGTATCTCTCTGTGAGTTGTAACCTCTGTCTTAGTGTAGTAAGTGTTAGGCGTCCATTCGGGAGCACTCCCACCACTCACTTTCTCATAGGCGCCGCCTACTTTAGTGTAATAGGTGTTATACTTAGACGCCCAATCATCTGGCGCGACGGTCTGAAGTATAAACACATCGGTCGGAGGGACTGTCCACTCTGCAACCGTTATTAGAGTTTTCCGTGCGGCACGAACGCCGGTATTAATGTTCATTGGCATTGTATATCTCCTTTCAACACCATATTCGTTTTGTTAGGTCTACATAATCTATTTGAATTGAAATTCTATAAACCGCCATAGGAGGGTTTTGTTGTGTGTTAACCCCTACAAGGGCGGGTCGGTCTGTGAGTGTTTTCATGTCCTCTATCACAAAATCATCGCCGAAGTCAGGAAACTCTTGCTTGTTCGACTTGTCGTTTATCCAGTCAATAACTTCTTGCACTTCTGAAAACCCCTCGAGGTTCTCATCTGATTTTCCATTCACCACCGGTATGTATGATACTGACTTAAAACTGTCTAAAAACAGGGTGTATCTTTTCAGCACGCTCCCGTCTATAAAGTGTAAGTTCAAGAGCACCTCATCGGACTGTATATTAGCCTGATATGTACCATCCTCTACCTCTCCGAAGTTAAAGAATACAGGATTGGCTTTGATAGTAGGACACTCTCTTAGAAATTCGATTATTGCTGTGGTCTTATCTATCATTACCGTACCTCTTTCTTATTTCTATGGATATCCTGTCTGTAAAGTTCGACCAAGCAGGTGTGCCGGGAACTACTTTATCTGTCCAGCGGAAAGTAGGCTCATGTCCCGGATATCTCGACGGATGGTAGAACTCCGGACTCGTGTACTGCACATGGGCATAGTTGTAGCCTTTATTAGATGTAGCTGACCACCAAACCCTGCCGTCTTTAGTTGCAGTGCCAGACCTTTGCAATTTGCCTGTCTTTTTAGGTACATATTTTGTAACCTCGTTAAGATAGTAGGCGCCAATCCGGGCTCTAAAGTCTGGGTCTTGTGTTATGCTCTCCGCTCGTTGGCCTACAACCCTGCGAATTACCTCATTCATTGTATTGGCGTCCAGATGGGCGTCTCGGGCATTTATTCTTATCCACGAGCCATAATCACTCTTCCAAGCCACGATTATACCCCTCTAACGTAGTAGTGTTGCAGGCCTGCCGTGTTGTTTATCGTACACCTCTCTATAACAAAGCACTCGCCCATCCTCTTGTACTTATTCAACAAGTCTGATGACCTTTGTCCTTCGGTGTACTCATCAATGGTGTCTTTGATATTGCCGAGAACTACGATATCGCCTACCGCTAATGTGAAGTATCTGGCCCGGATATAACTGGGCAACTCTGTCCACTCGCTGATACTTTTATAGTAAGGGCTTGCGGGTATTCTGCAAATAACATTGTCGGTCTCTATCGAGGTCTCGCCGATGTTGATTTTGTTGCCGATGTATTTCCAGAAGCAATCAGATATCTTGTGCCTGTACCAGCTAATCTCTCCTGTATCAGGATGTTTATACTTGTTATAGATTGTGATTGTAGAGGACCACCACGCTGGATATTTATTCGTCACAGTATATACCCCTGTATGTTAGCAGTCGGTTCTTCGAGTTCCTCACACCGCTTAGGTATCTGGTAACGGTACTGTAAATCTCTTTATCGCTTGCGGCTAACAGGTCTGCCGCGGCCATCGTGTTATACTTAATCTCAACCCCGTCATTCGCCTGTGAGGCTATTAAGGCGTGGTCTTGGTCTGCGGACAACACTTTGTGACGATTGTGCATAATATCCATTAGCTTTATACACAGTAGCTTGACCTGTCGTGGAATGTAGCTTTCACCTGCTAATCTGTTGAAGGTCATATAGTTGATAAGAGTTTCCGCCTCGGGACACAGGGTTTCAAAAGAGGTGCTATCGAGTGTGCCTCCCATGCTTAAATATTCTTCATAATCTAAATACACTGTATGCACCTCTTCTCTTATTTTTTAGTTGCGGTCTTTCGGGCTTTTAGCTTCTTAACCTCTTCTTGAAGTCTTTCGACTTCGACCTCCAGCACTTTACATTTCTCTGTAATAATCTCAAGCTCCTCTGTAAGCTTCTTTGTCTTGGCCTGCTCTGCGGCAAGTTGCACCTGAAGTGCCCCCATGTCCCGAGGTACTGCCGCCTGCAATATGCTACCAGAGCTTGATGTGAGATTGTAACCCAGATTTAGATAGTGTTTAACTTCGTGGTCTTTGACCGTAAGTACGACATTACCTCTGTGCATCCTTGGCATAAATATCTCCTTTATTCGGGCATAGCGGCACACGAGGTACCGCTATGCTGTGTGTTGATTTATCCAGCGTTACTGACAACCGTAGCCGTGCCAGCACGAACTGCCTGACCGTCACTGTTGACCTCGACAACAAGCACTTTGTGGCCATTTGTGATGGTGAGGTCTGAACTGCCGTTCCAAGCTGTGTAGCCCGCGGCGGCGTCACAGACTTCGCCTACGCCCGGTATTGCTATCGCGCCGTCAGCGGCTTTGTACACATACGAGTTACCCTCAGCCTTCGCAGGAAGAACTGTGAGCTTGGTGTCGCCCTGTGAGGTGCCAGCGGCTGATGTTACCGTGAGGCCACCAGCGGCGGGAATAGTGATGTGGAACTGAATGGCGTCTGCTTTCTTATTCAGTATGAATACATCTTCAAAGGATTCCTCGTAGTAGTAGTACTTACCTTCTGACAAAGCAGAGGGAGGGTCAAGCTGTGCAAAGGTGTAGCTTACGGGCGTGATTACCGCCATCGGATGAATGAGGCACATATTTATCTGATGTGCAAGCTCATCCACTGCCCAGCCTTCTGTGAAGTTATATAAAGTTTTCATAAGCTGTGAGGGTACAGGAATTATCTCTACCTCATCCAGCCTATTGACTACGCGGTCAATCTGATTGACCCCGGACTGAACATCAAAGGTACGCCCAATGCCGGCGAGTGATTTTATCGCCGAGTTTACCTCGTTAGTGACATAAAGCACTCTACCTGAAACAGGAACTCGTGCATTATCCATGTTGAGCATAAGCTGGTCGAATATGGTGAGTATGGAATCACTCGTAAGTGCTGTCGTGTTGGCTGTCTTGCCTGTATAGCCGTCATGTCCTGTGGTTGCGCTTATCGTAGTTATCCAGTCATAGTATATCTTGGATATTGTGTAGGCATCCATTTCGGGGAACTTCTGCTCCTCGTTGAACACTCGGGTGATGTTGGCGATTGAGGCTACCATGTTGGTCTGGTCGATATCTTTGGGATGTACGAGGGTTGACCACTTACGCTCGTTTGTGAGGGTTTTGGTCTCCCATGCGTTGTTGTAGTTTCTCTGCGCCGTGCTTATAGAGTCCCTATCGGCCACGGTTCTGCCAGAGGTACTGATTGAGGGAATCTCAATCGTCTTACTATTCACCCAACGGAATCTGTTGTTGTTCGGCGTGCTATACAGCTTGCCGAAGTATAGTGAATAGGGAAAAGCCTGCTCTAACGCTCTCTGATAAGCGGTGGCGTAGTTAAGTGTAGCTTTTGAGAATGCCATATTGTGTACTCCTTTTACTGATTAATTATTTTCGAGGTCTAACCCCCATGAAGTTGAAAGCGAATGGGTTTGCGTCCCCGCCTATGTTTCCTGCGGGAGGATTTGTGGAGTCCGAAAAGTGGGGCTTGTCGTCTGTTCCGCTATCTTCTTTTACAAAGGCATCTTCGTTCTCTTGCGAGTACTCGTTTATGAAGTCTGTTGCGCCGAGTATTTTGTCGCCATCCATCTTGAGGTCTTTTGCTATAAGAGAGTTTATAAAGTCACGCTTGGCGGCACTGCTTGTAAATTTGTACTGCGAGGCTAAATCATTGACTGCATATTTATAGGACTGCTGACGTAGTTGCTCCTGATAAGTCTTAGTGTCGGTATCATACTTAGTTTTAAGCTCCTCAAAGTCTTTTTTCAGGGTTGCGAGGGCTTCAGCATCAGCTCCCGCTGTTTCAAGTTTACCACGAATGTCTTTGAGGTTTCCCTCCAGCGTGCCAATTCTTGTATCTCTTGTGGCGATGTCATCCGTATATTTCTGCTTACTGACATACTCTCCTTCTGATAGGTCTACAAACTTGGCTTTGGCTTCTTTCGCTGCGGCGAGAAATTGCTCTAAAGTGAGCGTTCCGTTTTCGGCCTTTTCAAAGATTGTTTTGATGTCCACTATGTACTCCTTTCATACACCCTGTAATTAGTTTAATTTGTAATTCCGCAGTCACTCTCTGCGTTGGGGTGTGCCTTTCTTTATATGTTGCAAGGCTCAACATAATATTTATTAATTTGTTAATAATGTAACGAGAAAAACTATGGTAGCTCCTATAATAGTAGATAGGGCTGAGGTCCATAAGAGGTGTTTCATGTGTTTCCAGTTATCTGCCGGTTCCATCTCTAAAGTCTTTAATCTTGCTGTCAGGTCTTTCTGCTCCCCCGCCATAATCTCCATGTTGGTTGCGAGTTTATTCACTGACAGACTAAGTCCTTGAATGGACTCTGTAATCTGATGTAGCTGTGCGAGCTGTTTTTCGATATTCTGTATGCGTATTGTGTGGTTCTCCAGTACCACAGGAATACTGGTCTCTGACATAGACAACTCTCCTTTGTGGGTAAATGCTGTATGCAGTCTATTATCCTATCCTCATACATATTATACTACACTCGGCGGCATTTGTAAAGTGTTTTATTACATTTATATATTATTGTTTACAAGAACACTCGTGACTTTAGTCTGGTGAACTATTTATTCGCGGCAATATTTATTTCAGTGCCGCTTGCCGTGGTAATGGGCATATGTACCTCCTTTTCTTTAGATATTGTTAACCCAATATTCTCTAATTCCGTTTGTTTCACTCCACACAAAACTAATCATAGCTTTAAAGTTAAGATAGCCTTGCTGATGCTCATGTGCCGACGATGAACAAAGGCTCGGCAAGTATCGAACGATAATTCCGTTCACCCAAGTTGTAATTTCGGAATGATAGTGACCGCAATGCTGCTCTATGTACTTGATACCGCCAATCATCCGTGCTTCTCGGTCGACATTGTTTGTTATGTTTTTCTTTGGCATATCGCCATGAGCAAGTCCAATAAGTGCGTTTCCGATTTTTATACTCTTAATCGGGTTAGGCGCAATGTCGAATTTAACATCAGAAAATGACTTCTCAACACTACGCATAACAAGATACTCGCTTATGCGTGAGTGGTTTCCGGAAACCCAAACAACCTCAACGGGTGCTATGCTTTTCAAAATTGCAATAACATTTACGATGGTAGCTTCGGTTGTATCTGTTATTTTGACATATCTGCCATCTACTTGCTGAAAAGTTCCTTTCTCGGTTTCTTGTCTATCGTTGGCGGTATGAAGAATATCTCCAAGCATACAAAGAATTATTCGCTTGATTTTCTTATGTTTACATCGGCTTACAATGTCCCACGCACACTTTAGGAAACGCTCTTGTGCAATTTTGAGGTCATAATTTTCGCCTGATTCGTTTTGCCATGCAAGCAATCCGTTATGCGGGTCAACATAAGTAACTTCAAGCACTTCGCCATCGTCAATATACTTGTAATCTGTCGGCGGCACAATTGGCTTAAAACGCTTTTCGTCAAAGTAAGCGTCAACATCAGCAAGACTTATTTCTGGTTGTTTTTTAGGCTTTACCGTCAATTTGCTTTGACAGAGGTCAATTTTGTCGCCGGTCTTGGTTTGTTGCTGCCAAACATTACTGCAAAATGCAATTACATCCCACTCGTTTGTAGCGAGTTTGTGAGCCTCCATGATGATTTCCGGCGTGATTTCTCTGCCATCAATGACCTCAATAATATCTTCATACGTGTGGTTGCCGTTTTGAAATGAATAGCTTGATTTTCGTGCAACCGCTTTAGGCGTTAAATCGTTGCCAGCACAATCGCGGCGAAGTTGGTGCCTACGTCTATACTTTTGTATGTAATATCTTACACGCTGATAGCCACGTGTGTCTCCGAGTGTTTTTAATTCGGGGTCAATGTTTTTTAGAATGTCGTAAATTTCTCTTGCGTTTTTATTTTCCTCAAGGCTTAAACGAATCGCTTCTTTATGCCAATCCATCAAATTATTAAACCGTCCTTAAATTTTTATTGTGCTTGTCGTTCCTGTGCTGTCCTCTGGTTCAAGTTCACAACTTAGCGATAGATAACCACAAGCGTCGATATAATTGTCATCTTTGCTTTGTCCCGATGATATTCTGGCGATTTTGAGTAAAGCCATCATCACGCCAACATCTTTTGGGGAAAACTCAACGCCTTTGTATGTAGTCCAAAGCTCCGCAATCTTTTTTATGTTGACAGCAGGACTGCCATACTGTTGGCTGCGGTCGCTACACACGCACTGTTTCGCCGCGTCTAAACACTCTTTTCTATCCACTACCATACCCTCCTTGCTCTATCGTCGTAAAATATATCGCATGAAATCTTCCTGCAATCACCGCCAAAAGCGGATATGCGTTCGGGCAGATTTTCATTGACCGCATCAAAAAACAAACCGTGTATGGCACAATAAGCTGTTGCCACTCTCAATTCTTTGCCTGTTCTGCAAGTGTTGAGAATAACTTTCCACCCGCGCTTCTTCATGCGTTTTATCTTATTTATCATATACTTTTTGGGACGAATAATTTTTGGGTATCTTGTCACCGCCAATGTACCGTCAAAATCAACAGCAACACATTTCGGCAGGTTTTGTGTTTGTCTTGCCATTTATTGCTCCTTCGTTTTATTATTGTTTACAAGAACACTTGTGACTTTAGTCGACTTTGGTCGAGGGTAGTTCACTCAGCTTCTCCCTTCACAGCATCTACAACCTTACTTTTGTCGGGATTGTCTAAACTGTCCGCCTGTTTGCCTGTGCTTTTCTTCTCGTGGGTTGTGTCTGACGGGTCTGTATTGTCACCACCCTCTGCATTTTTATTCAGTATTTCTGCGGCCTTGGCGTCTGCTTTGGCTTTTCTCTCGGCGGCGTCTGCGGCCTCTTTGTCTACAATATCCAAGGCTGCTCGTGCTTGGGCTGCTGTTTCTCCGTAATACCACATCCGGGTCTCCAGCTTGCTTGCAAGCCCATTCTGCATGAGGGTAATTCTCTTGGAGAGTTCGCTCTCGTTGTCTACAATAATACTATCATCCCACTCGAAGGATATTTCATACTCGCCTTGAGGAGCTAAATCATACAAGGTGCAATACACATCCATTACATACACTAAGTCCTCAAGGGCTTCTTGCAAGGCTGCCTGAATATCGGCATTGGTTGCGTAGCTTCTTTGTTTGAGTATTTTCAGCTCGGTAGCCGTTTTGGCCTCTTGCATAGTTACTTCTGACAGTGTGCCGCGGCTAACCCCTGTGGCGTCCTCAATTCTAATCAGTATTGTATTAAGTCCTCTGATTAAAGAAGTATCTCTAAGCGCTGGGGAGAATACTTTATAGGTATCCTCGGAGTTGAGGTCTATCTTTCTGAATAGCCTCTGCTGTGTTTGAGGTATATCTGTTCTCTGTCTGCCTCTGTGGTCTGTAGTGTCCATCAAAGCATCCCTATCAACCTCTACCGCAAGTTCTCCGCCCTCAAATTCCCAAAGAAGTCGGCTATACTGCATATCGGCGTCTTTTATTAGCTGAACAACCCTGCTGTAACCAGATACGCCGAGAGGAGAGTATGGGTCTATCGTATTGGCGTCTGGCATTTTGAAGTATGCAAATAGAAGTCTATCTACTCCGCTTATTACTGTTGTAGGCTGCAAAGAAGCCCACTCCGGTACATTAGCTAAACTTATAGGATTGCCAAGATTAGAGGTGGTTCTTATATCTGCACTGGCAAGGCTCATATCCGTACTTTCAAATGCCAGATTGTTCACAGTAACCTCTCTATGCACAAGTTTGTGATGTTCCAGCCTCACATATACCTTTTCAGCAGCCTTATCAGCCTTTGTCTGTATAAATGCAGCCTCTATAACTTTGCCATTGGAATCAAACGCCAGTGGGAAAAATCTATCAGCCTGTATGAAGTCAAATTCAATTTCTACCTTGTCCAGCTTACTGTCGTAGCTTAATGTGCCTGCAGTATTTCTTTTAGGATATCGTACTATGTAGGGCTTTATCACTAAGCCTCCCTTTGCTATGCCGTACTCTAACTGTCTGCGTATCTGCTTCAGCACTTTATAATACTGTCTATTGAGAAAGTCTGCCCTCTTAGCCTCCTCTGGAACCTCTTTCGTCTGTGAGGTCGTAGTTTGGCCCGATTGCCCGAGAGGTGTTTTCGCATTTTCATCCTGGGCTGCTTGTGTTATAACACTTTTCATTTCTAAGGTTACCATGCGGGCCTTCTCGCTCGCAAGAAGTGCCGGTATGCCTAAAGAAACCACTCTTGTCGGATTGTCATAAGTAGGCTCTCTCAGCCAAGGAGCGCGTCCTACATACAAGTCCGACCACAGCCGTATAGATTCGGACATTATATCCGACACCGCAGGAGTTACTTGCAATACACTCTCTATGCTATGTTTAGGTACCATCTTTTTCACAATCTCCTTTATTCTCTGCCATAAACTCATTTTATCGCCCCTTTATATTATTGGCCACGTCGTTTCCACAGCCTCTCTAATGCGTATCTTGTGGCGTCTATGTGATGATTATTTGCGTCCGGATATCCGCTAAGTATTTCTCCGTCTTTATCCCGCTCATACTCATACTGCACAAACTCCGACAGCGTGTTAGGACACCGTACGGGGTCTATATAGATGGCATTGAGGGATTGTAGCCACTTCATGGAATAGTTTACGCTATCTGGACCTTTCTCGGCAGGTCTGCAACCAAAGCCGCCGTATGACTTGTAGTCTGATATGGACTTAGGCTCCGCACTATCAGCCGTCACAATCTCGTCAGGCAGTAAGAATGGTCTCTGTACTTGCGGACCAATGCCCGCCTCGATACATCGTTTGATATATTCATCGTCATATAGCTTTGTCTTTGTGTACAAGGCGTCAAAGGTGGTTCGGTTACTCTCTTTGGTGGCTCTATATTCTGCAAATATGTATAAAGTCCTGCGGGCGGTATCAAAGTGCATTTTATTAAATGCGAACGGGTCAGGAAACCATCCCCAGTCCAAGCCATTATAAACTCTATCAAAGGTGCTTATCTCCTCATCTGACATTCTCAAAGGCTTGACATTTTCAAACACATTGCCACCTGTGCCGACTGGTATGCCTAAATACTCATGCTCGTAGGCTTTTGGGTTTATCTCTTTCAGCGCCTGCGCCTCATCTATAAAAGCCTCTCCAAGCCACTCCTCGGGCACATCTAAATATGTATTCTTTACTACAAGAGTATCTTCCCGGCCAAGGGCGTCTATAAGATGTTGATTAACCCAGTTCATATTGCTTATAGGAGGGTTAAAAGAGCGAAAGTCCCAGAATTTCTTGCCTCCACGCATTGTGGATTGAAGTACTTTTCGTATTTCTTTCTCTCCCGCAAACTGGTCCAATTCCTCAAACCAAGTTATGCCTATATAGCCAAATGGCAGCTTAACAGACTTAACTTTGTTCGGGTCATCCAAGCCGAAGAATAATATCTGTTGTCCTGTATGCTTTAATACTATGGGATTGGCTATACTGCGTGGAATGTGAAATAAGGGCATTAAGCCTAACTTATCAATCGCCCATACAGTCTGTGACCATACACTATTCTTTATGGTATTGCCGACTTTTCTGAATATAAGGGCGTGAACATCTGGGTTACTAAGTAATATAAGGGGAATTGCTAAAGAGATAAATGAGGACTTTGTTGAGCCTCTGCCGCCGGCCAGGAGATAATGCACAAAATCGTGATTGAGTATGCTCCTAAGAGTTTCCTCATACATAGGTATTATGGTCTTCGACAGGTCAATACTTATCTCAATGTCCGCCGCGGCCTCTTGACGTTTATTCCGTGCCACTATTACTCCAATTCAAGGTTATTTTAATTTCAGGCACCACAGCCTCGGCGTCTTTCTCTACATCAATAACCCGCTTTGCCAATTCTTTAGCCGCAGAAGTTCTTTCAGACAGCGGGGCGTCCAAGCCAAACTGGTCTTTGACCTCCCCTCTCATAACTCTTGTAAAGTACTGTAAAATCTCATCGGCGTCTGCTATGGTCTCTTTCCTCAATTCCTCGAGGCGCCAACGAATTTCGTCAATCAAATAGTCTTTACTGGCGATATCCGACATTGTAAGCCCCGATTCCCTCAAGGCTTGAAAAATATCTCCTTTAACTATAAAAAGTGATATAAACTTCTCCTCTTTGACAGATAGAGGATAGCCGTCTTTTGTAACACTTACTCCATCAAGTCTACCATGACCTACTTTCGCTATAAAGTCTGCATAGTCCTTATACTTGACCTTTTTCAACTTATCCATTAATTCTCCCTCCTTTTTCTCTTATGCTGTAGTAATTTATTTGCAATGGCGGCAAGCTGATATTCCTTGACATTTGTAGACTTGGCGAACAGGTCTTTCATTCTCACCGCATTAATCTTTTCAGATTTACTGCCGCTCGCAATGACTTTATCTAAAGAAGGTAGTGTGCTGTCAACTGAAACCTTGCTTTTAACTTCCGGCACACCATCTTTATAGCCTATAATGGTCATTTTATCGCCCGGCTTGTTCAGCTTGAACTGAAATATAACACTATCTCCCGTAATTGTAGGTAGCTTTAGAGTTACTTTATTGTCGCCCGGAGTTTCAAGTCCGCTGTTATCTGGTATTCTGCCTTTGAAATTTACGGCTCGGGCGATACCAAAAACCTCATTATTGACATTACCTGTATTACTCCTCTGATATATTCCGTGACCCGTACTTCCCACCGTCTTTCAACTCCTCCCTCAATTTATTCCACATCTCTTGGTCTGTAGGCAACTCCCAGCCGTTATGCTCGTACCACATATCCCTAAGAAAGAATACAATTCTAATCATAGAGGCGGAACTGTAAAGCTCCTCGTGATTATACCTTTCTTTATCAGGGTCCCAAGTGGCTCTGCTAATAGAATGTAGG